GGTTTGGGCGGTGTTCCATGGGTGAGCAATTCATCCACGCCGAACGCTTCGACGCGCTGGCGGCGCACGTGCCGGAAGTCTCGCAAGATCCGGCGCAACGCCAAGGCTTTATCGGCGGCACGGACGTTCAGCATATTCTAGGCTTGGAGCCCTACGGCTGCGCGCGCCGGCTGTGGTACCAGAAGACGGGCGCGGCGCCTGATCGGGCCTTCAAGATAACCGGGCCGATTGTGGCCGGTAAGTTGATGGAGGACGGCATCGCCGAAATGGTCGCAGAACTGCGGCCAGATTGGAAGATTCGGCGCAAGCGGGCCACCGCGAACGGGCACGAACTGCAACGGGTTGACCGGGCCATTGTAGGACAAGAGCGCGGGCCGGGCGTACTCGAAATCAAGACCGTGAGCGACCGTGCTTATTGGGACTGGAAGCGCGACGGCGTACCGCCGGGCTATCTGATGCAGGTGCAGTGGTACATGCGAGTCCTGAAGTGGTCCTGGGCGTGCATCGCGGCGCTGAATCGCGACACGGGGCAGCTCGACCTGTTCGAGATCGACGCGCGGCCTGACCTAATGGCGTCGGTGGCGGAAAAGGTCGATTGGTTTATGCACCACGCCGTAGATCAGCGCATTGCGCCGCCATGGCTCACCGAGCGCGACGGGCGGTGTGAGTCCTGTCAGTGGGAGCCGACGTGCCAAATGGACGAATGGTCGGCGGTTAGCGACCAAGGGCTGGTGCAGATTGAGGGGTTGCCGAAGCTGATGAATGATTATCGGCGGCTGAAAGACCTGGAAAAGAAGGTAGCAGCCAGCTTGAAAGAACTGCGGACCGGCGACCCTAATTCGGAAGACGAAGCCTATCGGCTCGGTATTGAGGCGCTGATGGGAGTCAATGCGGTGGCCGACGCCGGGAGCGGGGAATACGTGAAGTTTAGCCCGCAGGAAACACAGCGTATCGACACCGAGCGATTCAAAACGAAGTACCCAGAAGTCTATGCGGATGTGCTGACGGTCAGCGTCAGCCGCCCGTTGAAGCTGTTCAAAATCAAAGGAGCAACGAAGTGAGTACCCAACAAGTGACGCCGGAACAAGCGCCGGCACAATTGAAACAGAAGAGTGTCCTGGATGACATCCTAGACGCCACGGCGCGGAGCCAGGCCGACCTAGCCAAGTCAGACCGGCTGACGGCGCAGACCTACAGCACTGATCCGAACGCCTACGCGATTGCAATGGGCCGCGACCTCGGGCTTAATGCGGCGCTGTCGCTGCAACTCATCCACATCATCGGCGGCAAGCCCGCGTTGTCCGCCGGGGCGCGCGCCACGTTCCTGGCGCAGGCCGGATACTCGTGGCGTCCGGTGGTCCACACGGACAAGCAATGCACGTTGCGGTTTTACTACCGGGGCGACGGCATGACCGACGTGGACGGCAAGCCGCTGGATGTCACGATCACGATGGAGGACGCCGAGAAGGCCGGATGGGTGCAGAACTCGCGCGGAAACAACAAGGTCGGCAACTACGACAAGGTGCCGAAAAACATGCTGTTTGCCCGCGTGATTTCTAACTTCCACCGCTGGTACGCCCCGCACGTCGTCGGCGCGCAGGTGTACGATGCTGGCGAAATCACCATGGACGATGTCATCGCGGCGACGGAAGCGAAGTCGGCCAGCAAGCTCGACGAACTCGAAGCCGCGCTGGTGCCAGCGAAGGTGGTGGCGTGATGTTTAAGAACGGACAGTGGTACACGGGCGCGATCAAAGGCGTCGAGTACATCAAAAGCCCGACCAAGGGAACGCCTGGACTCCAGATCACCGTTGATGTGTCCGACCGTGGGACGATCACGGGCGTCTGGTGGTTGACCAATGCCATGGTCAGCGATCCAAACGACAAGGCGCGCAAAGTGCCGCAATGGGAGGCGGCGCAGATCCGGTGCAAACAGTTTGGCTGCACCCAAGCGGGCCTCACCGAGCCGCAGACATGGCTTGACCATATCCGGCAAACGCTAACCGGTCAGCAGGCGTCTGTCCTCGCTGAGGTCAACAACTACGGCGACACGGCGGCGGCGATCATCGCTCGGCCAAAGAGCGGCGGCGGTAGCAAATTTGTGGTGGCACAACCGGCGGCGTCACCGTTCGCGGCACGACCTGCTAACGCTGACCCGTTCGCGGTATCAGAGGACGATTTGCCCTTCTGATCCCCGCGCGCAACCGCCCGCGGCCTGCCGACCACGTTGGATCACGGACCTGGGGAGGTACCGCCAGCGAATCGGCAGACCGGGCGCGGCGCGCTCGACTAGCGGCAGATGCAGCCGTAACCAAGCATCTTGAGTCCCTCGGATATGGCGTGGTCGGCGGGTGAAAGCGTCGGCCACGCACAGAAATAAGGAGAGAGAAATGGACGTGTTGAAGCAGGTGGAGGAGGCGCTGGAAATAGCGCGCCAGCAGTTTGGATCACATGCCGGTGAGTCGCAAAACGAGGAGATGTGTGAGCAAGCCATAGCCGCCCTGCGCGGGCTGGAGTGGAAGCCGGTGGCGGAGATGGAGGCGTTTGAGCCTCAAGGAGTTCGGATTGGGTACCACGGAATCGTTTCGTGGGTCATGGCCCCCTATATCGCTTATCGGCGCGGTGAGGTGACATCGATTTACACCCACTTCTACCGCCCGATACTGCCGACGCCGCCAAAACGGGAGGGCAAGTAAATGGAAATAGCAATCATTGGCTCAGTATTACTGGGCGGCGGCGCCTACCTGCGCTGGAAGCCCACTCGGGCGCAGTTGTGGAACTACATCGCGGCCTGGGCGGCGGCGAACCGCGACGCGGCGATTACGCGGGACGCGAAGATGCGGGAGTATTTGGAAGCGAAGGTCGTGTGATGGAGAAGACGTTGGGTTGCATAGCGAGGGATGCGTGGGTGGCTCGTGCGACTCATGGAAGTTGGCAAGCCGTAGCCGCCGCGGTAGTCGCCGCTCACGAGGCGCGGCGGTGGCAGGCGATTGAGAGCGCGCCGAAGTTTCAGTATGTGGACATCTGGGCAGGTGGTCGGCGTATCCCGAACGCGCAGCAATGCCCCACGCGCACAGGTGGCGACGAGTGGCGCTGGTGGAGTCATGGAGCGATGGTTTTGGAGGCTGCCACCCGCTGGACTTCAATCCCCGAGCCGCCGCAGGAGGTGGAGCATGCGTGACCCGAGGAAAGACCCGAGGCCGGGTGACATCACCACTTGCAGCGGTGAAGGTTTTACAAGCATATATCACGTGACGAAGCGCGACGAGCGACTACTGTATTACCTCCAGACTACCAACGGGACGACCGAGCAACACGACACGTACATCGAGGACTGGATTGATGGCTCACAGGAAGACGAGGTGCTGCATGTCGCAGGAGCGTAGCGCGGATTGGTTGCGGGGCGCAGTGCATGTGGCCACCCAATGCGGACAAGGAAAGATAGCCGGTCAGTATCAAATGCTCATCGCCGAAGCCGAAGCCGAAGCCCGCGAGGCACTACAGGGCGGCAAGGAAAAGATGGCGCTATCCCGAATTTATCAAATAGCCTCACGCCAACTCGCGGAACCGGCGGGCAGGGGGGATGCGGTGGCGATGGCGAAAATCTGCACAGAGGTCGAGGCAGTGCATCTACCAAGCGAGGCCGACGCGCCCACGGCGGCGGAGGTGATTGCGTCGGCGGAGAAGGCGCTAGATGGCGCGTTGGCGTTAGATCCTCATTGCGACCACGCCTACACCCATCGAGGCGGGGCGATCTGGACTATTTGCGATGACTGTGGAAAGAGATGGGCGGACGATAAAGGTGGGTTCAAGCCAGACGAGCTGAATAAGCACATCCTGAAAATCGAGGAAGCTCTCGCCCTCATCGCTAAATGGAAAGAGGCCCAGCGGCTTCTGGAGGGGCAGTGATGGCCTGTCAATACTGCATGACCAGCGCCGTTGGCCGCTGCCAATATTGCGGACCGCAAGGGGCTGCCACTGTGGCGCATGACTGGGACCAGTTGCAGCAGCAGTTGGACGATCTCCGCGCCGAGGTGGAGAGGCTGCGGGGCCGCGCCGATCGGTCTGGTCGAGCATTAACCGACGTGTACAGTCATCTTAGCGCCGCCACTGCCCGCGCCGAAGCCGCCGATGGTAGAGCCGCTGGCCTATACCGCGCCCTCTGCGACACCGTGACGGCATCGGGTGGGATTGCGCGAGAAGGGCTGAGCGATGAGTTCCTGATCCTTGGAGTGCCAGCTGAAATGGCTGCACGGAAGAAGGCGCAGGAAGCCGCCGAGCGGGAGCGCGACGAGGCCCAGGCGCAAGCGCGACACTGGCGCGAGGCTGCGGTTACGGAAAACGAGCGGGCGATGGAATATCTTAACGCTGTTGCTGAGGCCCAGGCGCACGCCGCGTGGTTTAAGAAGGTGCCAGCATGAAGACCCTACGACTAACCAAACTCGAATCCGCCGCCTACACCAACGGCGAGCGTCGGTTCTGGCGGGCGTGTGGTGGCGGGAACGATGGCGGAGCGATGCCACCGCCGCTATCGCCAGAACAGCAAGCCGCGCTTGCGTTGCACTGCCCCTACGGCCAGCCCGGCGACCTGGTGAAGCTGTCCGGTGGCGAAGTGGTCGAGGGCGTGTTTATGATCACCGCCATCACCGTCGAGCTGCGCAACGGGCGCTGGGGCTGGGTTGTGGAGGTGGGGGCGTGATAACACATGAAGAGTGGCACCGTCGCTTAGGCGAGGCAGCACAAAAAGCCAGCGATAAGCGCGAC